CGCCGTGCTGTAACGGCCGCTGGAACCCGCCGTGCTGTAACGGCCGCTGGAACCCGCCGTGCTGTAACGGCCGCTGGAACCCGCCGTGCTGTAATCGCCGCTGGAACCCGCCGTGCTGTAACGGCCGCTGGAAAAAGGTTCTTTGCCCTTTACCCGATTAAAAACAGCATTCACTGTAGCTTTTACCAGCCCTGCAAAATTCACCTCACCTTTCACCGTCAGCTCAGTGCAGGCCAGCTTACTGTCCTCTTCACTTTTATCCACGTTCCCGCCGCACTCGACTTCAAAAAAGCGCGGGCCATCCTTCAACGGGTAGTAGTGCAGCACATCCAGCGGGTTCTCGCAGGCGTGCATTCCGGCGGTGCAGCAGTCGGCTTTGTCCTCATGGTAGGTCTTGCCCACCTCATACTGCTTGCTACGGCACTGCATATTTTTGTCCATAGCTTTATAGGCAATAATTTTCTCGCTCATGGTGTCCTCCTTACCCTCTTGCAATCGCTTCTGAGTCGATCAGCCGCCCCGCCGGGGTGCAGGCACGGTCAAACAGGCTGGTCTGCCCGTTGGTCTGCTGGATCAGCATCACGGTGTTGGTGCTGGGCTTCCAGCGCTGGATGTACTCCACCGCCTCGTCAAAGCGCTTGCGGGGGATGTTGCCCACGCTGTTCACCCGGAACCAGTCCTGCACATCGTGGTTGCACTCGCTGTACACCTTGCTGCGCACGTGGTTGTCAATGTAAGCCGGGGTGTCCTCGCCGCCCAGCGCCCCAATGACGGCCCGGCTGATGGCCTTGCGCAGCACACGCTGCTGGTTGTAATCCACCGTCATGGTGTTCTCCAACGCGGTGAGCCGCTCTTCCTGTCGCTGGGTGCGGTTGTCCAGCATAAACAGCGCCTGCATCTCCTTGCTGAGCTTGGGCATCATGTAGCTGCCCGTCTTGCGCAGGGCGGGCAGCACCTCGCTTGTCACCCAGCGCTTAAACCGCACCGCACTTTCCAGCTTGCTGCCAAAAATCAGGCTGTACAGGCCGGACTCGTTGATAATCGCAATCGGCTGCTTTCCGCCGGGGGTGTCCATTTCGTTCACCCCTCTGTCTTGCTCATCAACATGGTCACGGATTGCCTTCTGGGGATTGCCGTAGCCCAGCGCCGCCGCCACGTCCTTGCCCACGAACCACGGCTCGCCGTTCTGGTCTACCGTGCGGATGTCCCCAAACTCGGGGCTTGTGAAAATTTGAATGTTTGCCATGCTTAATTTTTTTCCTCCCTGATTTTAATAATGTCACTCACGGCGGCTTCCATTTTCTCGCGGATGCCGCGCGGCTTGCGCTGTCCGTTCAGGATCATCGAACAATAGCTCTTTGTCCATCCCAGATGAGCGGCAAGCTGTTCCAGCGTGACTTTGTTGTTGTGCATCCGGCCAATCAGACGGCCAGTCCACGGTTCGGGCTTAATCATGGCTTGTCACCCATTTCAGAAGCATCGCCACAATCCAGATTGCGGTGGACACGCCGAAAGAGAACTCCCAACCGATGAGCCTGCAGATAAGCCACCAAAGGCCGGAAATGACGGCCCACGAAAAGCCAAAAGCAACGACAATGAGCGCAATCGATGCAAGCGCAAGCAAAAATGTTTCAAAATCAGGCATTTGCTTCCTCCTTTTTAAGTTGTATGGGTGCTGATGTTCAGTATTTTGCTGATGCTCTGCAAAATCCCGGGGGTCTCGATTTCTCCCGTCTTGACCTTGTGCAGATATGAACGGTCGAAATACCTACCCGTGTCCTCTTTGACCTGCTCAATCAACCAATCATTACGCTTGTCCATTTGAATCAGTGCAATCTCGATTTGCTTGCCAAATTCACAAAGAGGCTTCTTTTCTGTCATTTTTTCACCTCCAAACTATTGATTTTTACGCATAAGTGTAATATAATGAAATTGCTAGAAATCATGTATTACGCCATCGCGGTATGGTCTTAGTATAATACGCTTTCGCGTAAAATGCAAGGCTTTTTTAAGCGTTCGCGTAATTTCGGCGCAACTCACAATTTGAGGTCTGGAATTATGGCAAACCTGTACAACAATATCGAAAACCTTTGCAAAAAGCGCGGGGTCAACGTGACAACGATGTGCAGAGATTCCGGTGCAAGTCGTGGCTCTTTATCCGATTTGAAGTCTGGTAGAAAGCAGACATTGAAGTATGAGACGCTTGAAAAAATTGCAAATTTTTTTGAGATAAGCGTTGAATCTTTGGTTTCTGGCAATGAAAGCCAAAAAGAAAAGCTCAATACCTTAGATGGCATTGAGCTTGAAAAATTGTCACCAGCCCGCCGGGCGCTGCTGGAAGCGCTGGAGGGCATGGATGACGAAAACATTATGAAAATTGTTCGGATTGCTCAGGCAGTTAAAAAGGAGCTTCCAGAGTGAGCGCACGTCTCAATAGAAAAGAACTTAAGATGTTGAAAGCCCTCAATCGGGAGTACCCCGGTGGGATCGAGCGGACAAAAGAACTGTTTCAAGACGCTACGGCGCTTGAAGAACTTGGCTTTGCAGAATCTTCTACAACAGGGTTTATGCAGTCCGGATTGCGAATCACAGAAGCCGGAAAGCAATTTTTGCGAGAACGCAACGCAAACCAGTTTTCCTCGCTGATGAAAATAGCAGGCGGCATCGTCACTTTGCTCCTGATTCCGGTGCTGGTAAATCTGATTTCTGATTATGTATTACCGGTACTTTTCAAATAGGAACCACTCGGCCGCCCAGACAAAGCGATAGAAAATATCGTAAACGAAGAAGCGCCGGATCCGGTGCTGGTTTTTGGGCTTGTACCATTTTCCGTCCTCGTCTTGCTTCAAAATGTTCAGTTTACAAAACAGCATAGAACCTCCGAATGACTTCTTGAAGTTGCTTTTCAGATAGCGAAAGAACCTCGCTGGCGGCAAGACGCACAAGTTTGTCGTGCGACTCTTTTTCTTCCAGTATATCATGTTTTGCAAACTTTGTGCTATTTTCTTGCACTTTCTTTTCCTCCTTTGGCAAAGCTCTTTGATAATTTTGTTTTATGGCAGCTGGTTGGCTGCTCATTTTTGTTTATGAGGTGATTATCGTGAAAAGAAGAACGTTTCTCGCACTGGGTTTGACTGCGGCTTTGTCCATTCCTTTTGCCATGACGGCTTTTGCAGATGAGAGTCAGTACAAAGCGGGTCAAACAGTCGAGTTTTCCGGACAAACCGATTTTGACTATTATTATACTTATACCAACGATCAAACAAATTACAAGTGCTTTTCAGTCATCGAGAACGGCCAGCGTTGGTATGCGGCGGTCACTGAAAGTTGGTACGAATACTGCAAAAACGCATTCGCAAACCAGCCAGTTGCGTTTAATGGGAAATTCCAAAACGTTGCAGGAGATGGAGCCCCAGTTGTTCTGATCGAGAAGAGAATCCAAACGAACGAAAAAGGAGAAAAAACTACAACCGATTTACGTGACTGCATTTGGGCTGCAAATCGTGGAACCTCCACAAGCCCGAATTTTAAGCTGTTCGACGAATTGTATAGTGCTGGAACGACTACTATTGCAGACGATAGCTCTTACATCAAGATCGATTCAAACCCTCTCAATGCAAAAAGCGGTTCATTCTTTGAGTATATGTATCGGGATCCCGCAACAAGAAACATTAAGTTGATGAATGAACTGCTTGTTCTTCCTGATTGGGTTTATGAGGAAATGATGGCAACCAAAGCCATTGACGGCCGTCAAAAGGAGACTTTTGATAATGTCACGGTCACTTGGTCTTACTCTCCAAATCAAGGGCTTGAAGTCGTGTACCGGCTCAATAAGTAAATCTGTTTACAACCGCATTATACAACCGTGTGTTGTCGTAGTCAATGGGTTTGCCCATCACTCTTTTTGATGGGTTGCATCGAGTTGTTGCATTTTTTGCAACAATTCCCCTGCTCCGGTCACTGCGCCGCCGGGCGTTTTGGCCGTCATATGTAATGCGTGCAGTGTATTGATCTTGCGGGCGGCGTACATGGTGGCAAGGGCTTGCTGCTCCGGAGTCATATCAACGTAGCAGGCAAGCGCGGCGCGGATGTGCGTGCAAAAGTGGCTCATCTTCTCCATAGTCAATCCTCCCAAGGCTGTGGTGTGCGGTCGGTGCCGGTCAGGATGCTGGCGGGCATTCCGTCGATGATGGTCATTTCGGTTTCTTTACCATTTCTTTGCTCAAAATCCATTTTGTTTTCCCCTTTCTTTTGTGCACATTTATGTCTTATGTTCCAAATTCTACCATGCGCCGTTGGAAAACAAAATACGGATATTTTTTGTCGAATGGCGCAGATTTTTTCTGCGCCATTTTCTGTTAAAAACACGTTGGTTTTACGGGGGCGAAAGTATGAGTTATTTTACGGCAACCCAGATTGGAAAAGCGCTTGCAAAGGCCAGGGTATCTGCCGGCCTGAGCCAAGTGGAGATCGCAAGGCTCATCGAGAAGGGTGAGAGGACGGTACAGAGCTGGGAAAAAGGCTGCACCAGCCCGGACAGTGACGAGGTCATGGATTGGTGCACAGCATGTGGGGTGTCCCCCATCACCGTGTTTATGGAGATGCTGCACCCAGATCTGTATGCGGTTTCCGACAGCGAAAGGCTGGAAGATTCTGTAGATTGGGAGCTGCATCTGCTGATGAGGGCTCTGCCGCCCATCACGAAGCGACTGCTGCTTTTCATTCTGAAGGGCCGACACGGCAGCAGTCCGACTGCGGTGATCTCCGAGATGGCCGCAAACCTGCACTGCCCACTCAACAACCGGGTCAGCGTGTGCGGGACCATCATAGACCAGTATACCTATGCGCAGATTGCTGGCCTTGACCCATGCCCGGACGCTCCGCATCCTCCCATTGACGACCTGAAAATCAACTACAAGGCCGGAAGGGCCGCTGCTGAAAATGGTGCATTCGGATATATCGGGCAGAAAAAGGAGTAAGCCATGAAATGCGTGAGACCATGCTGCCGGAAGGAAATCCCGGATGGTGCTTCTTTTTGTCCGTGGTGCGGGAAGAAACAGCCGGAAGCCGCCCCGAAGCAAAGAAAAAAGCGCCGCCGTCCCAAGGGCAGCGGCAGCGTGTATAAACTGAGCGGGGAGCGGGCAAGACCGTATGTGGCGCTTACAGCCAAAAGGGATGTTCTGGGAACGTTTGAAACGGCAGGCGAAGCAGTACAAGCGCTGGACGCTTACAACGCCCAGAACACCCCCGCTGCGCTTCTGAAATGCACCTTTGCAGATGCCTATACCCAATGGAAATCGCAGCCCAAATTTGACAAGCTCAGCACGGACATGCAAAAGGGGTACGAGCTGGCCTATGCAAAGGCTGCGCCGCTATACGACCGACAATTGCGGGACTTGAAAGCGGCAGATTATCAACAAGTGATTGACCAGATGGTTGAAAAGGGACTTTCCCGCAGCTCCTGCGAAAAGCAGCGCACGCTTTTCAGCCAGATCTGCGAGTGGGCAATGGCGCAGGACATCATAAACAAAAATTACGCCATGCTGCTGCAGCTCCCGGCGGCTACAGGAAAAGCGGAGCGCACTCTGACTGCAGCCGAGATAGAGCAGATCAGCATCTACCAGAATGACCCAAAATTCGGGCAGACGGCTCAGATCGCCATGGTTTTGCTGTACACCGGTATGCGCATTGATGAACTGCTCTCTATGCGCTGTGAGGACGTGCATCTGAAGGAGCACTATATGCAGGGCGGCGAAAAGACCGAAGCAGGCAAAAACCGCATTATCCCGATTCTTGAACCGATTTACAAGACGGTAGCTTTTTGGATGCTGAACAGCGGGTGCGAATGGCTGATACCATCCAAGACCGGCACAAAGCTGGACAAACGCAATGTGGCTACAAAATTCCGTGCCCTGATGCAGGAATGCCACATAGAGGGTGTGCATCCGCATACGCTGCGCCACACGGCCAGCAGCAAGATGGTGGAGTGCGGCCTGGAAAAGACCGCCGTGCAGGCCATCTTGGGCCACAAAAATTTCTCCACCACAGCAAACAAGTACGTCTCCCACAATGACCCGAATTATCTGTTGCAGGAAATGCGAAAGATGAAGTATTGATTTGTTAGATTGTTTGTTAGATTGTCACGTTCATTCAGGAGATTTTAAGGAATTTCAAGCAAAAAGAAAAACGCACGGACGATTCGTTTTAATCGTTCGTGCGTTTATTTTTGGAGCTGGTGACAGGAGTTGAACCTGCAACCCACTGATTACAAATCAAATTTATTTTACGTTTTACCGTAAATAATTATTTATCTGTTGGCTTTCCGTTAGACTATATATCCCATGCCCAAACGTTGAAGCCTATGTGAAAATAGCACACTCTATGTCTTTTTACAAGTCGCTTATCTTTCGCATTACGAGCTCATACTCTTTTGGGTACACCAGCTTTATTGCCTTCATGTGCTCGTCAAGCACCTGCATCAGACCGCCAAAAGGAACAGAGCTGGCAGCCGCCACAAAGTCGCTTTGCGGTTCCGTTGCCGTGGAGTACGCTGCCGCATAAGTCGCGGGTGGCAGTGCCTGGATCTGCGTTTCAGGTGCGTGTGTTTCTTCCAGCTCGTCCCGCACAGTACAAAGGGCGGCAAGCTTGTTGACGCTCTGCCAGCTGGTTTCCTCGCACTTGAGCTTGCGGATATGCTCGTTGATCTCGTCAATGTCCACGCCTGCTGCCCCCTTCCTCATGCGTTCCGCAAGATGTCAGCGGCCCGCTTGTATGCATCGCGCTCTGCGCCGGTGGCCTCCTGCATCATGTCCTCGATGTCAGAGATCATGCGCTCACGGCCATCCGTGCGGGAGTAATGCCCACGAACATAGTGACGGCCTCGGTTGGCATAGCTGCTGCCCCGGTTGTAACCGTTTCCGGCATCGTGGCCGAAAGTCCCACGCATGTCAGCAGCCCACTCGCCCGCACGACTGTACTCGCCGCCCTCACAGTAATCCTCGATGCGGTGGATGTCCAAAATGATATCCACAATCTCGCCGATCATCTCAACATCACCCGGGGAACGGTTCTTTTTGTCGGTCAGTTCCATGAGCTCGTCGCACATCTCATCCTTCAGGTGATTCAGTTTATCCAGCATGGCTTTATCTCCTTTCTTATGCTACCCGCTCAACGATCAGATTGCTGTTTGCAATGCTGACTGCCTGCGTACTGGTATTTTTAACCGCCACGGTCACGCAGCAGCCGCGCGGCACCTCGATGAACGCGGCCACGAAAACGTTGAAGTAGTTTTCGACTGCAGCAGGTGTGACAATGGCGGTCGCGCTATTGAGTGCCTCACCGCCGACAGACAGCGCCACGGAAACGGGCCCCACGGTGCCGCCGGTGGGAATGGCGATATTTCCGCCAAAGCTCACCTTGAAGCGGGCTTTGCATTGATTGGTCAGACCGCGCAGGGTCACGAGGCCGCTGCCCTCACGGTGCATGATGCAGGCAGGGGCTTTCACCGCGGTCTCGGTCAGGGGAAGGTTTTCACCTGCCGCCACGCTGACGGTGTTAAAGTTGCTAAATTCAGCCATTTTATCGGCTCCTTTCATAATAAAAACGCCGGGACTGCTGCCCCGGCGCTCTGGTTTGCAAAATCAGCTCAGGGGCTGAACAGGCTACGAATTGTAGTCAGTTGCCGTTATTTGGTTAGGCGCAGCTGCCGCAGCCGCAACCGGTGCCGCAGTTACCGTACTGGTAAGGTGCAGGAACCGGGAATGCGGGCACGGGGCGCGGATTGTAGTAGGCCAGCTGACCGCTCATGTAGGCCTTGAGCGTTTCGTTCTGGGCTGCCTGAGATGCCGCAAGCTGTGCTGCGAACAGCTGCTGACCCTGCTCAGCGATCTTTGCGTCCTTTGCCTCGATGCGCTGTGCGGTCAGGGCGTCAAGGATGGCGCGGGCGTTCTGGTTCTGGTTGTCGATGATGTCCCGGGTGGTGTTCTGCACCGTGTTCCGGGTCTCGCAGGACTGGGTGGCCAAATTGTAGTTGACGCCCTGAATGGCAGAGCGGTTCTCGCAGCAACACTCCTGCTGCTGCATCTGCATGGCAAACAGCTGCTGCATGAACGCCGCCTGCTGGTTTGCGCGGCTGATCTCTGCGGACATAAAGCCGTTGTTCACGGTCTGCTGCACGCCGTTGACAAGCTGCGCCTGCTGGTAGAAGCCATCACACATGCCGTTGTTGATACCATCCATCTTGCGCTCGATGTTGGCAAAATCGGAGGTCAGGACGTAGCCGTCAACGACACCGGCACCGGTGTTGCCATTGCCTCCCCAGTTGCTGCCCCAGCCGCCGCAGAAGGCGAACAGGAACAGGATGATGATCCACCATGCGCCATCATTGCCAAAGCCAAAGCCGTTGCCACCATTGGTGTTTGCGGGCTGAACAGGCATGGTCAGAACCGCAGAATCGGAAGAAAGAGACATTTTTGTACTCCTTTCGTGTGTTTTGAATGATTTTTATGCTTGAACCGTGGCCACGGTTACGACTTAATGAAGAAACTGCTGAAACTGTTTCGCCATCGCCTGTAATTGGTTCAGCTGGTTTTGTGACATTTTGCCGGATTGCAGCAGCTTTTGCACTTCTGCTTTTGGGTCGCCTTGAAAGTTTGCACGGAACTGCTGGAACTGCTGCATCAGCTGACCAAACTGACCCATAGGGCCGGACATGGCGGGCATACCGCCGCTCAGAACGTTAAAAAGAGGGTTTGACATAATTACTTGGCCTCCGTTTCAGGCTTTGTGGGCTCTTGCTTTTCCAGCGCCGCACAGCGGGCTGCCAGCGCGTTAAACTCTGCCCGGGTGACAAACTCCACGCCAGACTGCTGCGCCGTTTGTGGCGGCGTTTTTGCGGCTGTGGTGCGCTCCTTGTAGTCAAACACCCGGAGGGGAAGCGGCATACCGCTTGCATCGGTGCTTTTGATGTAAAACGCGCTGTTTTCGCTGTCCATCAGGAGCACGCTGTTTCCTGCGGCAACCATGTATGCTTTTGCGCCCTCCTCGCCCTGCACCCAGATGATGGAGGGCGTAGCCTGTGCTGTCTGGGCTGTCGGCTGCTGCATCATGGGAGACTGATAGCCCACTCCCTGCCTGAGTTGAGTGAGGTTGTCCGGCATTGGCTGGCCGTAGTATGTCGGCATCTGATACGCATACGGATTGTAAGGCATCGTTTACTCCTCCTTATACCAGTAGTAAATCGGGCATTCTGCGCCACTGTCCCAGCTGTCCCACCACTCGCCGTCGATCACAGTCAGGACGTGCCCGGAGCAGCCAAGCACATACACGCCGTGCGGGTACTCCCGGGCAAAATCTGCCACGGTGTAACAGGTGGTGCAGTCTGCCTCCACCAAACGGCGCTTAAACCCGCGCTTTTGAAGGTACGCGCCCCATGTGCGGTTTGCGCTAGGCATATCGCCGAGGGCAAATCCGGTCAGCGCCAATCCAATGTAGACCTGCTCCCAGCTCTGCCCTGTGGCAGCCGCTACAGCACGCACGGCGCAATCCCCGACGCTGCCCCCGTGGGGGTTGGGGCTGAACTTGATCCACATTGGCGCTTGCCTCCTTTGCGCCCAGTGTAGCAGATCCGCCCGGCGGGAGAGGCAACGAGCGACCAACGAAGGACAAAAATGCTCTATTTTGCCAAAAGAAAAAAAGTGCTCATTGAGCACAAAATTTTACAAATAGGCTTGACTTTTACGCTCAATGAGCGTATAATAAAGACAGTGAAAGACACCAACACACAACAACATGGAGGTAAAAAATATGAAGATCCTTAACGCTGAAGAGTTCGCCGCAAAGGTCATGGAGAACGGCACCGAGGTGGAGCCTGACGAATACAAGACCATGGACTGGCAGCAGTGGGAGCCAGACGAAACCGTCTGGACGATTTACGCCCACATCGGCTGCGATGGTGAGGTTTTGCACTGCCGTGATCACGCAACGGATACGTTTACAGCAGACATGCACTTGACCAATGAGCAGTCCGAAGCGCTCATGAGCGGCGAACTGGACGACATGGAGAAGGACGTCATCATCAGCGACATCTACCCCCAGTACGTCGAGACGCTCAAAGAGAACGAAGAGTGGATTGACCTGTAAATAAAAAAATCCCCTGCCGGATGCTCGCAACATCTGGCAGGGGATTTTGTGAAAGACGTACCATGGAGGTACACGAACATATTATCATGCGAAAGAAAGGAAGTCAACCATGTATAGCAAAGCAGAACTTTTTGACATGGCTGCCAAGCAGCCGAAAGAAGTTTTTCTCGGTAACGTCACCCTCAGCATCCCGGACGATTCCGATGGCTGCGCCGATCTGGACGCCGAGACCGCCAGCCTGTCCCATCTCTGGGACGTCTCCCGCATGAGCGTGCGGGAGATGGTGGTGGCATCCGGCATCAGCCAGACCGCCTTTGCAAAGGGTGCGGGCATCCCGCGCCGCACGGTGCAGGGGTGGTGTTTGGGCGAGCGCGACTGCCCGGAATACGTCCGCTTCCTGCTGGCCGAGCACTATGGGCTGATCTGAGGAGAATGTTATGGCAGAAGATTTGACTGGAAAGCATTTTGGAAAGTGGACGGTGCTTGCGCCGTCTGAAAAGCCGCACTACTACACATGCCAGTGTGAGTGCGGAGTGGTAAAAGACGTGTATGACAGCTCCCTGCGTCTTGGCAAAAGCCGAAGCTGTCTGTCTTGCGCGAATCGAGGGCAAAAGCCAGCCATGACGGAGACGGCTTTACGAAAGGCGAAGAAAAAAGAAGGACAGATTATTAACGGATGGAAAGTATTGGAAGTTTTGCCCGAAAAGAGGTCAGGCTGCTTTCTGTGCCGTGCTATTTGCCCGAAATGTGGGAAGGAAACCGCCGTAAAGATCACAAGGCTTTCTCGAATCCAGCATTGCGCAGATTGCAACAGGGACATTGGAGAGAAAACCGGGGCAATTCACAGCACAGCTTACGCGGGTGGCTCTTCCCTTATGTCGATTCGCAAAAGGGTTGGAGGCCATATCAATAAAAATTCCACTTCTGGCGCAAATGGCGTGTGTAAAGACTGCCACGGTCGATGGCGTGCATATATCAATTTCCAACGCAAGCAATATCATCTCGGCAGCTATGACACGGTCGAGGAAGCCGTTGCGGCCCGCAAAGAGGCCGAAGAACTGATCTACGCCCCGTACCTTAAAGAACATGAAGGATGGGAAGAAGAACTTTCCAGCAGGCTTGAGGAATTGAAGAAAAAGTAAAAAAATCCCCCGATGCTCCAAACGGAACACCGGGGGTTGAAAAAAAGAGACCAGCGGGTAAACGTTCTTCCGCTGGTCTCTTGCATACATTCATGATGGATGTGTATGCGCTATCCACCATCTCGTATGATTAGTATATCACACATTCAGCATTTTTTCAATGCTTTTCAGCCGGTAGCCTATCGCCGTCCGGCTGTAATGTGTCTGTGCTGCAATGTCCGGCAGCGGAAGCCGCTCGACGTACCGCAGTAAGGCTATCTTACGGTCTACCCTCCCAAGCGGTGCGCTTTTGATGGCTGCGGTCATCTGCTGTCGGTCAAGCCCTTGCAGCGCAGGGGGCAGCACTACACGAGCCGCCGCCACAGGCAGCACCGAGCCAGAAGGGCTGCGGCAGCTGTCCGGCGTTGCGCACCATAGCGGTGACGACACCGAGACGGTTCACCATTTTGTTGACATCAACAAAATGGTTGCTGATGGCGTACAATTTCGGGCTGTGCCGAAAATGGTATGTAGTGCTGCTCATGGTCATTCCTCCTGCGTCACATCGTCCGGTGCATCAATCGCGCCGTCCTCAACGGAAATGGTGCGATTTCGTGAATGAAGCTCGTATGTAGTGCTTGTCCTGATACCATCCTTACTGCTGCTTGATGCAGCGATTGGTCATCTTGCCGTACACATCTTCGTACAGCTCCTGCTTATCGCCGTTGTAGGTGTACTCGGCATAGATGCCGTCACCGCTCACGGTGGTAGACAGTAGCGCCTTGTAGTTCTGGAGCGTCTTGCAAGCCCAGACCACAAAGACGTTTTCGAGGGTGATTTTGGTCTCGCGGTGCGCGTTGTACCACTCGACCAGTGCATTCTTGCACACGCTTTCGTATTCTGCCATGCCGGTAATAATCATAGTATGTTTCCTCCTTACAGTGTGATTTCCTCAGCGTCCGCCTTGTCTTCTGCGTCCAGTGCGTCATAGTACGCCCCTGCCAGAGTTTCCACCTCTGCGATGTCGTCCTCCGTCAGCAGTCCGTTGTCCAGATGGGTGTACGCCTTATCCAACCAGTATGCCACATCGCGTCCTGCTGCAATTTCCCGCTTGATGGAGCGCAGGGTCAAGTCATGGCGGGATTTGGATTTGATTGCCATAGTCAGTCCTCCTTATGTGTTGGTCATTGATGCCACAGCATCCTCAAGGTCAGTGATGCGCTTGATGGGGTCTGCTCTGCCGGTCACCGTCACACTGTCTGCGTCGGTCAAGACTGTGTTCACGCCGGGGAGGGCGGGGATAGGCTGCGCTCCTGTGGCAGTGAAGGGGACAGGCGTAGCTAGCTTGTAGGCGATTTGCACCGGGGTTTTGGCGGCGTACTGGGCGGCGAGGTAGGATTTTAAGTCGTCAACGGTATCAAATCCGCATGTGTTTAAGCCAACGTTAATGTTTCTGTTTTCAGCGTATAGGGCGTTAGTGTTTGCTGTTTTTGTGCCGCTCCAATGGCTTGCCACTACCGTGCTAGTAGGCACGGATACTGGCAGGGCTAAGTTGATTTCAAACAAATTATACTTATCTCGCTTGTATATCCTCTCCGTTCCCGTCAGCGTAAGTAGCGCCCGCGTCTCCTGCCCCTCTCCCGTCACTGCATCCACCGTACCGCCGTAGATGGTGCGGGGCAGAGTGATGGTGGCAGTTTGGCCGGTGTAGGGGGCGTAGGTGGTAGGGGCAGTGGTGCCAAGCGTGATTTGCAGATTGGTGCAAGTTCTCTCTCTGTTTTCGTCCAGTCCTGCGTACAATCGCACCGTCGCTATGTTTCCAGCTTTAAGAACCGTGCTGCTGCCACCGTTTGCACGAAGCGTTCCAATTTCCGCGCCAGTGCCATCATAAAAACGAACCTCTCTCAAGGTTCCGGTTGAGCACTCTCCAGAAAAATATAGCTGCACGTTTCTGGGCAGAAGATTCACAGCGTCCATGTCGATTTTTGTTGTGATATTTGAATTGTACGTCTGCAAGGTGATTTTATCGAGGCTCCACAGGGTTTCCCCGCATCTTGTCACTGTCACACTGTCCCTGCCCTTAATCGGCCGGACATTGTCCGGGCTAGGTTCGGCGCTCCCTTCCTGCGTGGGCTCCCAGCTGGCAGTCACGCCCAGCGGATAATTTGCCACGGGGTAGCACTGCAACGGGTTGCCGGTCTCTTCCAGTGGCGGGCAGAGCATGTCCACGATGTGCTTGCTGCTCCAGGCGTCGGGCCCCACGGCGGTATCATCAATTTGTATGCCATCTTTGCCGTCTGCACCTGCCGGGCCGGGGTCGCCTTTAGGCCCCTGTGGCCCAGTGTCACCTTTTTCGCCCTGCGGCCCCTGCGCACCCTGCGGGCCGCGCTCGCCCTGAATGCCACGCGGCCCCTGTTCACCACGAGGGCCAGTCTCGCCCTGCGGGCCGGTGGCTCCGGTAGCACCAGTGGGGCCTTGAGGGCCTTGCTCACCCTGCGGGCCGATGGGGCCAGTGTCGCCCTTGTCGCCTTTCTCGCCTTTGAAGTTACCAGCGGCAATGCCGTCTTTCAGTTCCTGTAAGCTGTCAGCGGCCTTTTTCTGTGCGTCACCGGCAGCTTTCTCGCTGGCAGCGGCTTTTTGTGCGGCTGCTCCTGCCTGCTGCGCTGCAGTCTGCGCGTCGGTCTTGGCCTGCTCTGCGGCGGTGGCATCTTTGTGCACGGCATCCACCAGCTGCTGCCACGCGGGCGAGTCCGGCTCCGGCTCTGTGCCGTCCTCTGTGCCGCTGTTGGCGCTGACGCGATATCGCAGGTCGGCGCTGGTCACGGTCTTTGTGCCGTCGCTGCCCTCAAAGGTAATGCAGCCGTTGCCGGGCTGTGCGGTAACGCTGGCGGGCACATCCACAGAGCCGTCCACCACCAGCGAGGATGCCGGGTCTTTGCCGCCCGGGACGTGCCAAAAGGCCCGGATGGTCAGGTCCTGCCACTCGCCGGATGCGGTGACAGCAAGTCGGTACACACCCCGGTTCTTGGTGTAGCCAAAGCGCACCAGCTGCTCATAGCCCGGCACTTTGACGACGCCATTGGATGCGAGAGATACGCTTAGCTCGATCATAAATTACTCCTTGTTGATGGTAGGCTTCTTTTCTGCCAATGCCTTCTTCATCAGGCTCACGGCCTTTTCAATCACCGCGTCAAGCACTTCATCCGTGATGATAGGCTTCAGCCATGCAGGGCAGGCCGCACGCAGCGCGTCAAAGACCTGCTTCTTTTTCTTTGCGCCCTGGCCGCTGCCCATGATGCTGTCTTCGGCCTTGCACACGAGGTCATAGGCCAGATCTTTGACCAGCTGCTTATAGCCCATGCGGATAGCGCCGACCGCCAGAGCCACAAAGCCGACGATGATGAGAGCGATTGCGACGGGGGTGGGGATGAAATTAAGAATTGCTGCCATGTTTCGTTACTCCTTCTGTCAAATAGTTGTCAATGTCGGCCTTGCTTTTCTGCATGGCCTGAACGTTATTTCCGGTGAGCTGCGCTTCCAGCAAGGCACGCACGGCCTGCAGGGTCAGGCGGTTCACTTCGTCGATGTCTCCAAAGCGGCTCAAATCGCGGGAAAGTGCCGCTGTGTGCTGGGTATAGCCGGTTTCCAGTGCGCCAACGCGCCGGTCAAGGTCGTCAAGGCGCTTGTTTTGCGCCTCGTCCGGCGCTCCGGCCTTTTTGATGTACTTGTGGATGATTTCCAGCACCTTGTCCACCGTGATAGCGCCAGCGCACACGCTGCCAAGGATGCTAACCACCCACAAGATTGCCTGCTCTTTGGTCATGCACCCTCCCGGAGACGGGTCAGGCCCTTCTTGCAGATGATGCTGGCATAGTCCTTGTAGGCAATGGACAGGTCAACATTGCCGGCAACGCCCGGAACGCTGCCGGAGCTGGTATGCTGCCACATCCCATAGGGGTATACCGTGGCGGGCTTCTGGCTACGGTAGGCCGCCAGCCACACATCATAGGGCTTGAGCGCCGCGCCGGTCATGTAAAGGTGCTTGTCTGCATAGCTCAGGTAGGTGTACAAGATAGAGTAAAATCCCCAGTCCTGCACCGTTTTCAGCTCGTAAGCGGTCAGGTCGGTCAGCACCTCTTTGCTAAGCTTCGCGGGCAACGCGTCCTCGACGTCCACAGCCACCGGCAGGCGCAGCGTCTTGCCGATCAGGGCGCTTTTCAGCAGGGCCAGCTCCTTGTCAGCTTCTGCTCGGCTGACGGCCTTGAAGTAGCCATACACGCCCACCGGGATGTCCAACCGAGTGCACTCTGCATAGTTGCGCTCAAAGGTCGGGTCAAGATACGGCTTGCTTGCCTTGCCGTCTGCACTGTTGCCCATGGCCCGCAGCATCACACCGTCAATTTTGCCGCTGGCCTTGACCTTGTCCCAGTCGATGTTGCCCTGCCAGCGGGAAACGTCCATGATTGTTTTACTCATTTAAGCCTCCTTGTTCTTATTGCCAGTCTTGTCCTCCAGCAGCTCGATCAGCTCCTTGTACTCGGCCTCGGTGATGCGGCCAATGGCGTAGAACACGTCCAGCTTGTCCGCAAGGCCAGTGGTCTGGCCGCGCTCGATCAGGCGTTTACAGATACGATACAACATAGTTTTTACCTCCTTATGTGGTTCTTGTGTCAGTGGTGGTGTCATCGGTCAGTCCCAGCTCCAGCAGGGCGACGCGGTACTCCTGATCTACCGCCAGGGCGTCCGTGTCCGCCTGCGCGGCCTGCGTCTCGGTCAGCAGCTCGGCCAGGGTGGGGTAGTGGTAGCCGGAGAATACAACCGATACAGTATTCAGCGTATTGGTAAGGGTACATTCAAGCCTTTTTTTGTCGGCCGAAAATAATACTGTGACCGTGAGACTTCCCGCGCTAGAAATGTGAGCTTCATATGTCATACCAGGGGTAAGATTAAAATCAGTTTCGTTTATGCGGAGGTTAACGTAATCTACACCGTCCTGAACGTTAATTGTCTCAGTTTTTCTCCTCCCAATCGTTGTTTTTCCGCTCCACACCAGCCGCGCCTCCGACTTGACCGCCACACTGGCCGCGATGGTGTCATACAGCGTCTTGCCGCTGAGGGTGCCGTCCGGGGCGATGTCCAGATAGTCGCCCACCTTCACGCCGCCCAGCTGGTCTGCCGTAGCAGGCGGCAGGCTGTAAGGCGTGCCGAACTTGGCGTCGGCCTCGGACTTGGTGTACCTCTGAGCCAGGGCGTCGCCGGTCGCCTTTGCATCAGCCGGTGCGCCCGATACGGTCAGGGTCGTGTCAGTGGACACGATAGCCTTTGCGTCGGCGGCACTCTTTGCAGCTGCTTCCTCGCTGGCCTTTGCGGCAGATGCACTAGACGCGGCAGCAGTTTCACTGGACGCTGCTTCTTCGGCACTGGAAGCAGATTCCTCGGCTTTTGATGCCGAAATACCTGCCTGCTCTTGCGCTGCGCTTATGGCTTTTGCAGTGGCGTCTTTGACTGTCTGGGCTGCTGCTTCGGCCTGTGCTGTGGCAGTTGCCGCCGCGTTTGTTGCTGTTTCCGCACTCTGAACAGCTTCTTCCTGCCGCGCGATAACAGCCTCGCCATACTGCTTCACATACTCAAAGCCCTGTGCAAGGGCTTCCCGTACTTCCACGCCGCGTTCTGCATTGCGGACTTCGGAAATTGCTTCGTCAAATGTCTTATCCAATTTATCACCCCTTTGCGGATGCATAGCCCTTCAGCGAGCGGCTCAGGTCATAGGCGTCACTGGCTTTTCGTGCGCTCAGGGCCTGCAAGTCGCTGACGCTGGAGAAATCAATGCCCAGCGTGAATTCTTTTTTGTCCGGCGCGTCCAAAGGCTCCACAAGCTTAGAGCACAAAAGCCAGGTGTTCACCCCGTGCGGGTTGGAGTAGATGTGTGTCATCTTGCCAAAGCCAAGGCGGGCGATATCCACACCGGCATCCTTGAGGTCCACAGCCTTTACCGTGATTCCGTCAAGGTAACGCAAGTTTTTGGACAGCTCCGCGTTGGCGGCATCCAGAAGCGACTGCGTTGTGTTTTCGGTTCCGTCCTGCACAATGACCCGCGCGATGATGCCAAACAGCTTTTGCGCGGTGGCGTCGTTAGCGGTTGCCGTGATGGTGTTGGTTTTCTCCCACAAAAACCAACCGGATTTCTTTTTTCCGACGGCAATGACGCGGGTGACGATATCCTCTGCTTTGACGTAGCTGCTCAGGTCGAGCAGGTTTGTGCCGAATGCGATGGGCTGCCCGTTTTTCTCCTGCACTTCCCGGACGTAGTCCAGATACCGGGCCCCGTTTTCGTGCCGGACGATCAGATACCCGCCGTATACATCCACAAGCTCATTTTGGATGACATCCCATGTAACGCCAAAATTTCGTCCATCGCCAAAGGTGTACCGTGGCGCAGAATCGTAACGGACAACGGAAGAATCCGTCAGGGCTGCACCGTTGAACAAGACGGCATAGCCGTCTCCCTGCTTTTCGATTTTCCAATTTTTCGAGACCGTGTCTTTGAGATCGTATTCCGTCTCAGGCGGAAGGGATTTTGAGTGCGTGGCGCATGTGATATCCGGCGTAACCGTTCTTTGCGTAGCTTCGTGCGTCTGGCCATCTCCGTCCAAGGGCAGGGCCACATTTACGCTCACGGAAAACAGGCCGTTTCCTGTGCGCCAGATATACCCGTTTATGGAAGAATCTGCATGCTTTTCATTCAGCGTCCATCTGTACGCAGATGGATCCGGGGCCGTGTCGTCATCCGAGAAGCCAGCTTCATATTGGCTCACAAGTTGAACGCCGGATGAGGTATAAAGTCCATATTCATACATATAATCGCCGTCACTGTCCGGAGTACCTGCCATGTAGTCTAGTTTCATCACGCAGTTATGCAGTTCTGGAACCACCACGCTGGTGCTCGGAAAGCCAACATTTCCACAGGTAAACGCCTTGTATGCGTCCACCATGCCGGTATGATTTTCCAGCAGGAACGAAAGAAATTGCTTGATCGTCACGTCTTTGGCTGTATATGGCGCAACGGAGCTGTCGTTGAGGTAGGCCAGCTCTCCCTCGCAAAAGACTTTTTGACGCAGCATAAAATCCTGCTCATGGCTCATGGGCCTGCCCTCCCAGATGCGCACACCGTCTTGCTCTACGGACACGGTCGTGCGCATTTTTTGCAAAGCTGAGTGGGCCACATTGCCAAGCGGCAGGGTGAATTCCAAGCTGCCGGCCTTGCTCACCTCCCGTGTCAGAGTTGGACTGATGATCTTTTTTGTGTCCGTGTAGTCCGTTGGGTCGTAAATGCAGGTCTTTGTCTTCCACACGTCAACGCCGGTCTGGACGCCCGCATAAACTTTATAGCTCATAAGCTGCCCCCCAGATATCGGATGCTAATGCTGCAATCCGCAGACGCCGCAAAGATGAGAGTACCTACAACGCCATCCGGCATATGCAAGCCCTCAATGTACTGCCACTCTGTAGACTTTGCAAGGATGCCAACCTCAAGGCCATTGAGAGACACCGCAATGTCCGCAGCGTCCTCGCTGCGCTTGAAGTAGATGCCAGCCGCTCTTGGTGCACCGGTAACGGTTACGGTGATGTCCTCGTTGGCTTTGAGCTGGATATCCGTATAATCGCGGATGATCGCCGTATCAAATACAAGGTCATCCCACAGCCAGTCATCAGAGCCGTCGTATACACTGCGTTTGAAGGGGTCGCAAGTGCCTGTAATCGTAAACACACAGTATAATGCGTCCTTGCTGACGGACACCTCCCACAGGCCCTCCCAGTAAAAACTGGGGTCATTGTCGAATTTACACTGGAGCCATTTCCCGTGGATGGCGTTTGCGATAGTGCTGTAGAGGTTCTCCCACTGCTTTTTCGGTGCAGTGCACTTGAGCTCCATGGTAATGGTGCGCTTTTTGTAGTGTGGCCTGCCGTCCAAAGAACTGGTCAGGTTGAGCAGGGTATCAGACCCCGGCACCTGCACAAGGTAGTCATCTACCTCAGCAGGGCCGATTTTTGGGCTTCCGACCTTGAGATACAGCCCCCAGTCTTTCAGGGTGTGGAAGTTGCCAATTTGTGCGCCCAAAAGTTTGCCCATTACACACCCCTCGCTTTCCTCGTCACGGTCACACCGATGCGCGCGTCAACATTTTGTGCCATCCTGGGCGAAATAACACCCACCAGCTCGCCGGAATCCATGACCACCTGACCGGTGCCAATGGCAGGCAGATGCTCGTCCAGAAGCTCCTCGATGCGCTCCAGAATGCTGGTCTGCTTGTCTGCGTGGCTGCTCTGTCCGATCACTCGGTACTGCATCGCAGACCTCGTAGAAAACTCGCTCAGGCTGTCGTACACGCCCACATCGTCAAACGGGCTCTTGTAATTATTGACCGGGTCTTTGCTCTTTTTGTTTTTGGCCCACAGCGCAAGCCCGATGCCGCCAGCTACAGCACCCACAGCGCCAACGCCGAGAATGACGCCAAGGACTGGGTTTGCAGAGATGAACGACACCACAGTGCCAAGCGCAGACGTGATGCCGCCAGCCATACCAGAAAAACCCTGCACAACGCTGCCAAGTGCGCCGCCAACGCCGCCAGAGCTCGCAAGCCCGCTCACGACCTTAGAGAAGGAATCAACTGCCGTCGTGGCGCTGTTTACGCCCGGCACAATGCCGTCTTTAAACAGGCTTTCCACCGCGGTAAATGCACTTTTCAGACCACCGCCATAGTAAGATTCGTTCACGGCGGCAAGGGCGTTGTCAAACCACTTGGAAATCACTTCGCGCTGACCCTGCGACACCTCGCCCCAGATCAGCTTGGTAACATCGAGTGCAAGACTTGACCAGTCCTCGTTTTTGGCGTCACTTATGGTGCTTTTCAGCAGCCCGAAGATGCCCTTGTCGGATTCTCCGGAAGCGTCGCTGAGGTACTGGTCAATGCGGCTTTGGATTCCCTTGACGCTGTTGTCAATGGCGGTAGCCGTCTCGGTGACCTTATCCTGTATGCCATCCACATAGGTTACGACCTTCTCGTAGGTCTCAGCCGCACCATTTACAATACGTTCGCCGGTTTCGGTCACAGTCTTTGTGACGTGCTCGCTGCCGTCGGCGTACTTTTCTGTAGCTTCCTGGATTTTCGTTGTGATGCCGTCAAAGGTCGTTTCTGCAACCTTGGTCAGGGTACCGGTCAGGGTCTTGGACATGTCATCATAGACCTTGGTGGTCTTGGTAACGACGCCGTCCACAACGGTGTTTACCTTTTTGTAGGTGGTAACCACACCGTTGACCATTTCTTTGCCGGTCTCGGTGGTGGTCGTAGTTACGCGATCTTTGATTTTACCAGCAGAATCTTTGACTTTTTCCTGCAGGGTCTCCACGCTGGTGGTCACTGCACCCAGCGCGTTCATAGCGCTGGTGGTTACGGTGTTGGACACCGACGCAATGACCGTTTCAGTGGTGGACTTTTTACCTGTGGATTTTTTCTTGGTTGTGCCAGTAGGGCTTGTTACGATGGAGCTGCCGGTTTCTCCGCTGGTTTTAGCTGGAACCCAGCCGTCATTTTCGTCCCAGACCATTCCATTATGGTTTTTGTCCCAGTTTTTTCTGCTTTCTTTTTGGATCTTCTTGCTCTCTTGGTCTGAATTGAATGCTTTTTGATAAACAGCATCCCAGTCACCGTGAAATATGCCGATTTCTCCACTTTTTAAAGCGTCAAAAACAGCTTTTAATCCAACAGCAGAGGATTTTGCCTTATCAATAACGTTGGAAAGTCCCGTTATTTCTCCGATAAGCCCGCTCCATCCGTCAAGTTTGTATGCGTCTTGGGCAGCCAAAACCATTTCATTCAGTTTGGTAATAACGCCGCCGAGTGCGCTTGTAAGGTCGCCGGTCATAAGGCCAGCCAGCTGACTGACGTTATCCTTTAGGGTGGATACACGCCCATTCATGGTCTGGCTCTGGGTGTCCATGCTATTGTAGTAACGCCCACCCTCTTCGGAAGCTGCCTGTAAAGCCTGAGTCAGAAGGTCGTAACTGATGGTCATTTTCTGCACTTCTTCGGTGGACTTGCCTGTGTAATCCGCCAGAATGCCATATACGTTGATGCCGGCATAGGCAAACTGCTTGATGTCAACCGCAGTTGCCTTGCCGGTGTTGGCGATCTGCTGTAGGTTCTGCGCCATGCGGTTCAGCTCGTCGCTTCCGCCGCCTGTGGCAGCAACAGCATCACCCAATGCCATGATGGTTTTGCGGGCATATCCGGCGTTCTCGCCTGCGGAGATCAGATACTGGTTTGCGGACACGAGAGAATCCACGTTGAAGGGCGTTTTTGCCGCATCCTCCTGAATGTTCTCCATGGCCTGCTGCGCCGCTTCCGCGCTGCCCAGCATATTGGTAAGGCCGGTGGTGTACTTTTCTATTTGAGCATTATAAGAAATGCCCATCTCCACAAAGTTTTTTGCAAAACTTACCGCCTTTGTTCCGAGAGAGGTAAGCATATTTGCAAGGATATTGGCTTTTGCGCTGGCTGTTGCAAATTGGTTTGCCATACTTGCAACGCCGCCCCCGGCGGTGTTTGCGCTGCGGCTCAAAGAATTTGCTGCGCTTTGCGTCTCTTTTTTGGCAGTTTCGAGGTTCTGCTCATACTCGGAGGTATCAAGCCCCAAAGTAGCCATCAAATTAAAGATATTCATGCATCACCACCTCCGTTCTGCCCTGCTGCTTTTCTGCTGTCTGCAAGGGTCTTTTCCCAGCACGCCTGCGCTTCTTCCAGCGTAGTCTCGTGCCTGCGCTCAGATAGCGGCTTGTCGTACTCTGCCATGATCTCGCTGAAGGGCTTCTCCACCGGCTGACCAAGAGATACAGCACAAAGATAGAGCATATCCGCCGTGTACAGCTGGTATGCTCTTGTGCGCTGCTGTTCCCGCATCTCGCTGATTACGAACCAGACGAAATACTTTAAGCCGTAGGCGCGGAGATGCTGGAGGTCGGCTCGGCAGACGTAGTGCCAAAACTCAGGCCGTTCAAGTCTGCCAGAGAGGACAAAAAATCCTGCACGTCTTTCTGCATCACGGACTTGGTAAGTGCAGTAAACGCCTTGGGCAGGGTGTCTTTTTCGCCCTCTTCCAGCGTGTACAGCTGGTGCAGGGCGTTCACGGTGCGCTCAGGGTCAAGTTTCATCAGAGGCTTGACAAAGTCCAGCGCAGCAAGCGCAAACTCTCTGGGGGTCAGCTTTTTCTTGCTGCCTTCACTGTTCTGCGGCTCTGCACCCAGCATCTTCAGGGCGTTTGTAACAATGGTCTCCCGGGCTGCCTTGGTCTCCGGGTTGTTCACGTTGTCCTTTGCGTCCATAACCATGCGCGTGATGCCGTCCACCGCATCATACAGCTTGGGCAGCGCTTCCACGGGGTCAAGATTGATGGTAAGGATCATTTATTCTGCCTCCTTGACGTAGAACTCCATAGGCACCTTGCTGGTGTCGGTCATGTCGTAGTGACCCTTCAAGCTCAGGCTGATGTTGCCCTTTCCGTCCTTGGTGGTTTTCAGCTCGATGCCGCCATCGCTCACAGCCTTCATCAGCTTAACCGCGGCATAACCGCCGCCGATCAGGTTGCCATGCCACCAGATGTCCTGGAAGTCCTCGTCCTTGTAGTCTTCGCGCACGGTGATCTTGTTGGTTTCAACGTCCGCAGCGCCCAGCTCCAGCTTGATGGTGTCGGCGCTCACGGTCATGCAGGTGGTGGACATACCGCAATCCCAGCTGGTGATGTGCTTGAGCTGGTAGGTGTTCTCGGGCACTTCGTCCAGATCCTCGCCCAGATCAATGGTGTTGGGCTTGCAGGAAATGGTGATGCCGCCGGAGGTCAGGCAGATAAGATCTTCTGCAGCAATGGGGGTTGTACCCGCCGGGTCAAACTTTTTGAGCAGCGCACCCGCCTGAAACTGAAGTTTTTTGAAAGCATCTGCCGAAATGGCGTGATACATTTTGTTCATGCGTTATCCTTTCTCACACCACAAAGGATGTGACGTCAAAAGTAAGGTATGTGCACAGGTATTTTTCCGGTGGGTTGTCCATAGACTGCGCCCACGGGTTGCCTGCGCATAAAAGGATCGCGCCGCCCTCGCACTCGATGGTAAGCCCATCGCCAAGGGCAGCGCGGATCTCATCTGTTTTGCGGATGATGGACAGCTTTCCGCCGTCCACCGGATACCAAAGCCGCGCGTGGAAGGTGCTGCTCTCGTCAAATCCTTTGGGAATGACCGGCAGCACTGTGATATAGGGCAAGGAAGCGCCCTGCGGCACAAAATCCTCCGGGTACACAGGAATATCAAACAGCAAAAAAAAGCTGTTCAGCGCCGTTGTAATGGCTTCTGCTGTGCCCATCAGGTCAACACCACCTTTTTGCACTGGACAACTGCAAGGTTCATCCCGCTTTCCGCCGGAGACAGCTTGTCTGCGCTGGCAGATGTGACCTCGAATACCTGCGCGTCCTCCAACCGCTTGATGCGGTCGAAGGGGGCGAGTTGAACGCCCTTGTCAACGTAGATCGAATAGGTGGAAGCGGTGCCCTGCTGCTCGGCCTGCTGTGCCTCAATGGTGGTGTCGTGGCGTTCTACGCCCTCGAATTCCAGCCCCGGCACCCATGTGGTGGTGGAGCCGAACAGCCCATCAGAAACGAGCTTTTTTTCCAGAAAGCAGAATTTCCGGCTGAAACCGTCCATGACGGTGTTCCGGACAAAGTCGTTGACTGCCATTACAGTTTCCTCCATTGGTTGATCTCCTTGCGGTACCGGGTCAGACCATCCGCAGGGAGTCCGTCGGATCCGGTCGCCATGGACCCGGACCACCCATTGAACGACTGCGACACATACACGCCACCGGCCGGGAGCGCCTTGTCGTATGCGTCGATTTTTTCAGCCAGCGCCACAAAATCAGGCGGCACGCGCATAGGCTGTACCGTCCCGGTGAAGGTCTCGGCGGTCAGATCGCCGTCTCCGGCCATGTGCACGCCGTCATTGAAGATGGATCCGCACACGAGGAAATACTGCCCCGGCACTACCCCGGCGGGCACGGTGTCCGGCTCAAAGGCAAACTCGCCTGCAATGGGGTCGTCTGCCCGGTCAAAGAAATTGTGCGTGTAGGCGCACAGCTCAGGGACGGTCATGCAAAGTCACCCCCTTGCAGGTTAGACCGATTCACCCGGGGTAATGGTCTCGACAGCGATACCGTCCAGATACTCAGCAAACAGGGTCACACCCATAATGGCGTAGCTCTCGGAGGTTGCGGTGCTGTAGTTTGCCTGAGTGTGGAAGCCGATGAGGTTGCTTGCCTCGCCTGCGGTCCGGTAGACCAGACCTGCGCGGGCAAACTCGCTATCCGCAGGATCCACATAGTACATGACGATGTTGTCTACCGGGGTGGCAATAACCTTTCCCTTCGCAATCTCACTGTCGGACAGCAGGAAGATGGTGTTGTAGCCCATGAAGTCCTTGATGTACTGGAAGCCGAACTGGTTCTGCACGGTGATATTGGCATTGCCCAGATAGTCGTACACGTCCATCACGTTGACAAAGCCAACAACGCCGGTCACGGTGCGATGCATGGTCTTGAACTTGTTCTCGACCGCGCCCTTGGCATGTGCCAGCGCCATCTGGAAGGTCTTGGGAGTGCCCTTCAGGGTGCCGGTGTTCAGGAACTTGTAGAACTTATCCGTTACCAGAGCGGTCAGGTCGTACAGGAACTCATCATCGGTCTTTTGCACGGCGAAATCGTAGCCGTAATTCTGGATCGCCTCAAGGGTGACAGACTTGCCGTACTTGTCGATGGTGATCTTGCCGTACTCCTTCTCCTTGACGGTGTACTTGCTGAGCGGAATCTCTTCGCCCTCGCCCACGGTGCCGCTCTGCAGGGTGCCCTGTGCATACTTGCTCTTGAGCACGGTGCCAGGCTGCATCCGGATAGGGCGCATGATGCCCAGAATGGTGCGCAGATGGTCCCAGTTGCGCTGGAAACGGGTCACAAAGTCGATTTCACGCGCGGCTACGGTGATATCGGTGGTCATGGTGATATTTTCTTTTGCTGCCATGTATTAGTCCTTTCCGCCGCCTGTGAACAGGTCGGCATTTGCTGCAATGGCCGCCTGGCGTTCGCCAGCGTCCTTGATTGCAAAAATTTGCTCTTTGGTCATTTTGGAGCCGGTGTTGGTAGGCGGGGTGTCCACCTTTGCGCCGGTGGTCGTGGTCGTAGCCACAAAGTCGCCCCAGTCAGCTTTCAGGCTGTCGGTGTGCTTCTTGGCATCCTTGACCTCGCCCTTTTCGTCCAGCTCCAGCTTGTCAATGTCCTCGCCGGACAGCCGCACGACGCGGTCTGCGTACTTGTCCAGCACCCCGGCGGACTTCAGCAGCTCCCGGAACTTGGCTTCCTTGGCCGCGTGGGTGTCCTTCTTGGTCTGCTGGGCCTTGTAGTCGGTCAGCGCATTTTCAGCGGCCTGCTTGCCGCCGTTGGCCTCGTCCCGCTCTTTCTCGGCTTTGGCGAGGGCTGCGTTCTTCTCATCGAGCTGGTTCTGCAAAGTGTCCGTTTCCTCATGCAGCACGTCCAGAATTTTCTTGAGCTTGCCGCTGGTGTCGGTCGTTTCATCTTCCAGAATCGCCCGGAGAGTCTTGCGTTCGAGTGCCATGTGTTAGTCCTTTCTGCCCTTGCTCGGGCTGGCGTGCTCGCCATCGGATTTGTGAATTGCCTACGTTTTGTAGGCGGTTGCCGGACGTGCTGCCGGTGTGGTGCCGCTTGTGGGGCTTGAACCCACGGCCCCCGGATTAAAAGTCCGGTGCTCTCCCAGATTGAGCTAAAACGGCATAAAAAAGCGGCTGACGCATTGCGCCAACCGCTGAGTATTCAGTTTTAGAGCGAAAATTCACAGTCTGTGTCTGTAGGATAGTCCTGCGCTTCGGCCGGAACATAGACCAAAACAGAAATTTTGGCTTTACCCTCGCCGTATGCGTTATCACACATCTCCTGAAGCGCTTTACGTGCCTGAGCACCAGCCGAAAACAAATATTTGATTTTTTCGGCGTTTTCTTGTGCTTTTATAGCGGCTTGAAGCTGTTCGTTCCAAGTTTCGCTTTTGGCCATGCTTATACCTCCTTGTTCCCTTCTTCCACCGCGATCTCTCGCAGCTCGTCAATGTGATTCTCCACCGCCGGGCGCAGGAACGGTCGGGCTTTCATACCCCGGGTAAAGTGCCACTTTCCGTTGAAGTCCTTCCAGACCCACGGCGTTTTTCGTCCGTTGCCCTTCTCGGCAAAGACGCCCGTGCCCAGCTCCACATACACGCTGTAAAACAGATTGCTGCCGATGGTCACGGTCTTTTTTGCGAGGTCGAGGGCGTAGGTCAGGCTCTGCTTGAGCGCACCGCCCACATAGCCCTGTATGCCTGTGCTTTCCTCCGTGCCAGTAGGCACAAGCAGCTGGGCGTAGTCCTGCACCTTCATGCCCCAGATGGTAAGCACCCGCTCCGCCCATGAATCCAGCGCCTCATGCAGCTGCGGGGTGTTGTCGGTGAATTTGATGTCGTAGTTGAAATTCATGCTATACTCCATGTATAACAAAACCCCGCCCCGGTGTGGGGCAGGGTCGGTGATTCAGTTACAGGTACAGCAGCCGGAACGTCTCACGGCCTTTGGGGGTGATGAGCGTCTGCACGCCGCTCCACTGGGTCTTGTCGTTCTTGGCTTCCTTGACCTCAAACAGGCCGTTGTTCTTGTCCTCACGGGGCAGCAACTTGCCTTTCTGGTCACGGTAAAGGAATTTCTTGTCCAGAAGCCACGCCACAAAGGCTTTTGGCTTGATGCCCAGCTCTTTGGCTGTCTCCCGGAAATTGGTCAACAGGTTGCGGTCAACCAGTTCGTCGAAGTATTCTGCCTTGGGCTGCATGATCTGCTTCTCCACGTTAAGCTGGCTATTCTGTGCGGTCAGCTCACAAATGCGGGCTTCCCGGTCTGCAAGGGTCTTGTTCGCCACAAGCAGCGCCTTTGCCATCAGCTCCTCCGGGGTGAGCTGCTCCTGCCCGGCGATGTACCCGCCGTTCTTGCGGATGGACGGCAGCACCTCGGACGTGACCCACTTGCGGAACGGTTTGGCTTCCGGCTTGTCGCTGCGGAGAATGACGTTGTACAGGCCGCTCTCATTGATGATGTAGGTGGACTGCTTGCGACCCATGCTGTCGATGACCTCGGTCTGACCGACCTCATCCTCATCCATGCGCTTGGCGGTGTCCGTGATGTGGGAAATGCCCAGCACCGTGCACACGTCCTTGAGAACAAACCACGGTTCGCCGTCCATCTCTACGGTGCGGACTTCGTTGGACTGGTAGTTGAAAATCTGAATATTAGACATGAGAAATCTCCTTATTGCTTTCATCAATGATTGCGTTTACTTCTTTCTCCAGACCAGAGATGCTGCCGAACAGCGTGCACAGGATGGAATCATACATAGGCGCTTCATCCCACAGGCGGGAAACATCACGCTCGTTGCGTGGGCGGATCAGATCATCCGTCTTGTGGGTCTCCTCAAACCAGTTTGCAAAGATGTTCAACAGGTTGTGCATCGTCTGGAGCTCACCGGAAACCATGTCCAACTCAAACTCTGCGCTTGCGATTTTGCTTGTTTGCATCATCATGACCTCACATTTTACTTGACTTTTTCTTATAAATAAAATAAAATGTGAGTAAGAGGAGCTTTTTGAATACGGTTTCTCTGGCTTACGAGTGGTTAGCTATGGCGAGTAGCTAACCACTCTTTTTTGTACTGTTCGAACTTCTTGCGCTGTTCTTCACGGTTCAGCTTCTTGAAATCCTTGAACTTCATGGGCGTCCTCCTTTCCGCCCCTCTTGCTCACAAGAATATTATAGCACTAATATTCGTGCAAGTATATTGACGTTTTGCACTAATTTTAGTCTTTTCTTTGGTTATTTTTGCACTTGTTTTCGTGCAAATTATCCTGTATACTAAAGATGTAATAGGAGGTGAGCTTATGCCGTTGAAGTTCAAAATAAATGTCCTTGATGCGTTGAAACAAGCCGGTTACAACACGTCGAGAATCCGTCAGGAAAATCTGTTGAGCCAGTCAACCTTGCAAAAATTGCGTGATGGTGGGCAACTTTCGTGGTCGAACCTTGAAACAATTTGCAGGTTGCTTGAATGCCAGCCGGGGGACATACTTGAATATATCCCGTTCGAAACAGAATGAGGTGTTAGAAATGTCGATAAGCTATCACTTAAAGGCCTTGCTCGCAGACGCAAACATGACGCAAAAGGAACTTGCCGAAGTAACCGGGATTCGTCCCCCAACTATCTCGGCTCTTTGCCTTGGAACGGTCAAACAGCTCCCCATCGGGGTTCTTGAAAAAATTTGCACCGTTCTGAATTGCCAGCCCGGCGACATACTGGAATATGTGCCGGATAAATCCGAACAGTGACCCTACACCCTGCCGGGAGGCAGGGCTTTATTTTTATACTCAATCATTTTACCTTCTCCTTTTTCTTGCGCTCCCGCTCTTTCGCCCACCACATTTGTTCGGCTTCCGTGCCGCCCTTGGATTTATACCACTCGGTGTAATCCATGACGGGGGTGGTCTCTTTGGTCACATTGTCTCTCTGCATGGCGTTCTGCCTGGGATACTTGCCCAGAGCAGAGGACAGCACACAGCGGCAGTGGTAAACCATCTCCGGCGCTGCGTTGGGGTCTCCGGGGCGCTGAATCTCGTAGCCCATGACTTTGAACGGCTCGTCAAGCTCTGCCGTCTGCTGGTCAAGCAGGCGGTGCATTTCACGGGTGCGGTAGTCGTGGGTGGAGTTCCACCGCTTTTTGACCTCGATGCCCAAAGCCTGGGCGTTGCGCATTTGCTGCAATGCCCCGGCGTTCTGAGCGCCTGTGAGCGCCGTGATGGCGTTGTTCATGGCCCAGTGGATCTCTGTGTCTGCCATGCCGTTTACGGCCTGCACGGCGATGTCGTGGACGCTCTTGCCCTGCACGATGCCTTGCATGACGTAGCGGTTGAACACCCGGGCGTCATAGGTGCGGTTGCTCTCGCTCTTGATGCGCTTGTTTGGCACCAGCTTGGGGTTTTCCTTCAGCAGCAGCTTGACTGCTTCGGTATTGTACAGGGTCAGCCCGAACGTCACGCCTGCGGCCTGTTCCAGCTCGTAGAAGGTCCAGTTTGCGCCAAAGGAAAAGATGTTGTATTGCTCGTCCCGGGCCAGCTTGTAGGCCGTCTCTTGGGCTTTGGTGCAGGTCTGGGTGATGCCGTCCAGCTTTGCCCGCATCAAATCGGACTGAAAGACCTGATTTTGCAGCCAGATGCGGTAATCCTCTTCGGTGATCTCGCCTGCATCCAGCTGCGCCCGCTTGCGCTCGTCCAACGCTCGGTACTTTCCAAGAAACTCGGTGAGCTGCTCGGTCATTTCCCGGCGGGCTGTGCCGTATACCCGCAAAATGCGGCGGCGCAGGCGGTTCAGCTGCCGGGTGGTGATGCGGTCAAGATCTGTTTTCTTCATGGCTGTTCAGATACTCCACAATAGCACGCTCCCGGGCGGACAGTTCCCATTTTGTGGCCGCAGCCCTTTCAGCCGCAGCCCTTTCAGCCGCAGCCCTTTCAGCCGCAGCACAATCAGACAGCAGCAGACCTGAACCAAAAATCGTTTTCCCCGTGGAGCGTTGTGAATCCAGCGCATAAATTGGAGCGCAGTCCTTTTTATGAATTTTGAAATCCACACCGTAATGGCTGTATCGTTGTAGCATTGCAGCCGTTACAATATTATCCGGGTATGTATACTTTGGCAGCTGTACTGTTTTGGTGCGTCTAAGGCGTTCTACCTCATCGTTTACCAGCTTCGTAAGGCGAGGTTCTGTTTGCGCTATGATGTCCCCGCCGTAGCTGGTCACAAAACTTGTTCTGACGATTGCACCGTTTTCGTACTCGATACTACAGTCGCAAATGATATGGTTCATCCGCATATTATTTGCTCTTCCAGAAAACGCTGTCAAAGATGGAGCGAATAGGAAGAACGGAATGCCACGATCGAGATAGAACCCGCAGATTCGGGACAGGATTGAAAACGGTGGGTTGTCCAGAACAACGGCACCCTCCGGGTAGTCGAAATTCTCATAATCGCCGCCGGGATAAAATGGACGCACAATTTTGGCCGGGTCGATGCCGTACTCCTTGCAGGCCCAGTCCCGGATAACAGCGTATACGCTAGGCGGTGTATAGCAGTCGTCAGTAGTCTTTTTCGGCTTGAACTTCTCCACGAACTCTTCATAGGTTTCATTCGCTGCCATTGTTTTCCTCCTCCTCGTCCACGGTCTCCCGCTCTGCACTCTCAGCCATCAGCGCCGCCCGAGCCTTTTCCTTTTGCTCCGGGGTCAGGTTTGGCAGTAGGTCAATGGCCATGTCCTGCCCAATGATCGCCGCCTCGGAGATTACTGTGCTGACCTGCTCTGCGGTGTTTACGATCCGGCTCCGGTTGAATGTCGGCGTTGCGCTGCCAAAGCCAGCCAGCGCACAGATCTGACGAACAAAAGGTTTGATCTGAGCCTCGAAGTCGTCTGCGTTCTGGTTCATGGGTTCATAGGCTGCATCCAGATGATCGTTGGTGCTGTTTGCGCTGACACAATGCACGTCCAGACCGCCGAAATCCTCATAGACCCGGGTGTGCAGCAGCTCTAGCAGGGTCTGCCGGGCAGTCACCGGCACTTCGCTGGTGTATGGGGTGATCTTGCCGCCCTCGCTGGTGTCCGCACCGGCGATGTGGTAGAGGTTCAGCTTCGCAAGGAACTCCTGCAGTTCATCATCGGTCATTCCGTTGAAGTTTTCGCACAGCCAGTAAATCTGTGCGCAATCCTGCAAGTCGCTGCAGAAGCCGGACGTCACCAGATCGGTGTTGTCGATGTAGGCTTTCAGGCCTACGAGGGTGCTTTGATGCAGGTCGGATCCCCACAGCGGTACCACAGGCAGAGTGCTGTAGTTTTCCCCCTCCACGCTTTCCAGCCCGCCGCCGGGGGTGGAGACGGTCACGCTCTTGTATGCCTGCTTCGGGGCCGTCTCCTGCATAGTGCTGCCGATCCTGCTTTCCGTGTACTCGGTGTAACCGTCCTCTTCGTACAGGACATAGTGCATATCCGTGTCAGGATTCAGCCGCCAGAACCGCACCCCGGCCCGCATGGAGCCGGAGGTCTCATCGTACAGGGGCGCAAACTCGGTCAGCTTGAACACCACCAGATGGTCGTTGTTCCAGAAGCCAAAGCTCTCACCGTGGATTAGGGCAAAGTATCCGGCTTTCTGGATCTGCTCGTCAAATTCAGCCCCCAGTTTTTCTTTGTCCACGTCCTTATCCGCAAAGGTAACACCGTTGCCCAGAGAGTAGGTGGCACGCTGCTTGTTGAGCCGCCGGAACAGATTGCTCTTGACCATATCGGGCCGGGGAACATCCTGCCGTGTGTTCTTGGAAAGGCGTTTCAGCATAAAGGCGTAGGCTTGCGAAAAGCGCTCCGCGCCCGGGTTTTTCTGGGCGTCGTACAGGTCGGCGTCCAGCGCCATCCTGTAAGGGCCGGAAGCACAGTGCTGCTGCACGAACCGCCGGACAAAATCAGCCTGTTCCCCGGCGGCTTGCGCCTGCTGAAAGGTCTGGAATGTGTATACAGTGCTCAAAATCAATCCCTCAGTTTCACAAGGCGCTTCGTGCGCACAAAATATCGGATGGCGTCCATGCAGTGGTCGTTGACCTTCAGCACGGCGTCATCTTTATCTGGGTCCCAAGCATATACGCCGAACTCTTCCAGCGTGTGCTTGCAGTCTTTGCAGATCTTCAGCCGCCCGGTCTGCAGCATGGTCTGTACGTCCAGAATACCGCTCAGAACGTCGTTGTTTGCCGGGTTCTGGGTAAAGCCATTCTTGCGCAGTTCCGTAATCAGGGGCAGGGCAGAGGGGTCCACGATGACCCGCTCCGGCTTCAGGCCGTCCAGCCACGCTTTGAGATCTGTGACGTACTCGCCCACGGTCTTTTGCCGCTTCTGCTCTCGCCCGCTGTAGTAATACTCCCTGGTGACGATCCAGCAGTCTGCATCGGCCTGTTTTTGGAGCAGCAGGAACACCGTTGCGTTCTGGGTGCCGAAGTCGCACGCCACATAGGCGCTCTTCGGGGACAGCTCGGGCAGCACGTCAATGACGTGTTTTTTGGGGTCGAACATGTCATATACAAGTCCCTCTGCCACCGTCCACAGGCCCAGAATGTAGCGCTGGTAGAAAACGCCGCTGTACTGGCTGCGGTATCTGGCCTTGATTTCCTCGGAGAGCGACAAGTTGTCGTCCATCGTAAAGTGGAGGTACATCATCTTGCGGGAACGGCATTTCCGCACCCACTCAAGATAAAACCAATGCTGTGGGCTGCCCGGGTTGCAGTTGAACCAGAATTTTGACCCGGTGACGGAGCAGCGGGCAGTGGCCTGATTGACAAAGCTCTGCGGCATCAGCGCCACCTCGTCAAAGAATGCCCCAGCCAGCGTGATGCCCTGGATCAGGTCTTGGCTGCTCTCGTCTTTGCCGCCGAAAAAGTAAAACTCGTTGGATTTGCCGCCTTTGCTGACGGTCATGAAATTTTCTGCCCGATGCTCTTTGACATTGTAGCCACGGGCTGCAAGCTGCTGCTTGAGCGTGCCAAGCACGTTTCGCCGGAAGCTGGCAATGGTCTTGCCGCACATGGCAAACTGCTGGCCGCTGTAGCAGGTCATGGCCCACTGGACAAAAGAAAAGCTCATGGCAAAGGTCTTGCCCGAGCGGATAGCGCCATCGGCAATGATGCCGTTGTAGCCGCTGTATGCGCTCTGCGGTGTCCACCAGCTAAGAACCTGTTTCTGCCGCTGGCTGAGGGCTTTCCAGCGAAAGCCGTTACTTTTCCGCATTGTCGTCCTCTTCCTTTGGCAGAAGATCCACATCGTCAGGCGGGCTGAGGTCTGCGGCGGCATTCAGGGCCTCCACAAGGCCATCGTCCGGGACTTCTATGCTATTCTGGTCTCCCAGCATGGCAAACTTGTCCACGATGGTGCCAAACGCCGTTGACAGCTGCGGCAGTGTTGCTTCCGCGATCTTGTCCGGGTCGGCCATCGCTTTCAGGTACAGCCCGAGAAGCTCTTGTGCTTCTCCTTGCTTGCTCTCCATGTAAGAAAGCATGTCCTTCGAGTTTTCCCGTTTTTTTTGTGCACACAAGCGCGCACTCTCCGGGTCTTCCTTTACGACTTTCTTAACGGTCGCGTCCGAAACGTCATTCAGCTTTGCGGCTGCACGGTAGCTTTGGAGCTGCACATAGTCCGCAACGATCTTCTTTTTTTGCTTATCTGTCAGCCGCCGTGCGCCCACCGCCACCACCTCTCTAAACTCATACAAAAGAAAAACCGCCCGGAAACCCGAACGGTCAAAATATCGAATGTGCCGCTTGCAGGAATCGAACCCGCTACCCCCGGATTAAAAGTCCGGTGCTCTGCCAGACTGAGCTAAAGCGGCATAAGAAAAACCAGCTTTGCTGCATGGAGCTCATCATGCAAAAAGCTGGTTTTTAATCGTATTGTATCAGCAGCGGTTAATCCGCACGGATAGCAGGCCGTGCTCCTTGGATACAGCCACGGCCTCCGATCTCTGCCCGAGGCTCGCGTTTTGTGTGGTCTGCACGGAAACCGAAACACCGCGCATAGCGCACAAAGTGGCTTTCTTTGTTGCTGATCGGTAAGGCCGAGAGGATAAGGCCAGCGCCGAGACGCGTCAAAAATTTTGCCATGTCGCAAATCAGTTCTTTCAAGCGCTCAAACATTTGTATGCCTCCTCTCCAAAAGTGTCCACTGCGGACACTCTAAAATCACGCTAGCCGCCAGCTGGATTTGAACCAGCACCCACGGAACGGATGTGCGCAGTGGCTGGCTGTGCAGTGATGTTCCCGTGGTGTCACCAACGTTGTCCCGCCTTAAATGGGCGGCGCTCTTCCAGTTGAGCTATGACGGCATATAAGCAGCGCCCCGCATTCAGTTACGTTGGACAAGCGTCAAACGGTGGAGCGCCGCTGCATCTGGAACTTTCGCCGCCAGATGCCCGGCTATCTGCGCAGCCCCCTCACAGGGTACGCAGCTGGCATTCCCGGCAGGGACCGAGCCTGCAGCCTCTGGTTTTGGAGACCAGCGCTCTACCAATTTTGAGCTACGGGAATATAAAAAGCCGCCCTTGGAATCGAACCAGCCGTGTCTACGCACACGCGCCGCGCTCCAAATTGCGCTCAGGCGGCCATATAAAAACAGCTCCGGTTCTCCGCCGGGGCTGTTGGTTGGCGCACATCCTGTCAGGAAAGCTACACCTTGGCAAGGATTCTAAGGCCTTTTCTTGGCACGGGAGGTTGCACGTGCGGCCTTGCGGGTTGTCTAGTCCATGCGCCATACGGTGCGATACGGCGGAATCGAACCGCCTCCTGTCTCTCATGAGCGGCAGCCTGCCTTTGTGTCAGTGTATCGCATAGAAGCAGCCCGCGAAACGGTGAAGGGGAGCGGGGCAAAGCATGAAACCCGCCGGGAAGGCCGTTCCGGAGACTGCGTGCATCGGTTTGCCTTTTCGGCTTTGCCGATGGTACCATGATAAGCCTTGAGCCGATTAGAAGTAAATCCCAAGGCATGTAAAAATAAACCGCAGTTTTGTTGTGTAAAATGTACAAATCACCCGAGATTCAGTTCCGTGGTGATCTCAGCCAGCTGCTCAAGTCCGTCAGAAACCGCCTGAGAGACCTGGCACGGCTTTGAATAGCCCACGATCCGGGCAATTTCTGCCTGCCTTTTTCCTTCCACAAAATACAGGATCAGGCAGCGGCTGCGCTTGATGGACGCCGGGTCTGCATGGAGCATGTAGGCCACTTCAATGGCTTTCTTCTGCATCTCGGCATACTGGCATTTCAGCTCGTGCAGATGCTGCTCGGCATCCATGGCGGCGTCGCTGTTCCGGCCTACCTTGTCGCTGGTTCCGGAGCGGCCGGGTGCGCCGGAAGTCCCGGATGTGGTTGAGGTGGCTGCGTTTTTCAGACTTGAGATGCGTTCCTGCTGCTGGCGAATCAGCGCCCGCATTTTCGGCAGGCGCTCGAACCAGTCCCGCAGCTCTTTCACATTGCTGGCTTCGCCCGGCTTGGGTGCATCACTCTCAGGTATCCATGTGATGGTCATTATTACTCCTTTCTTCAAAATCGCAACAATATTCGGGCGGATTTATGTATCCTTCGTCTTTGTCACCGCTCTGGCAGATATAGTGATATCCGGATTCTGACGCCCCAAATTTTTGCTTTAAGAATACGCACCGGTCGCAAAGGCAAGGTTTGTTTCGATTGAGCCCCCGCTTGAAATATTCAATTGGGTTGCCATCGCTAAGAACAAACCAGATAAAAAGCCCTGCAAGTGTTGCCATGAACAGCGTGCTTGCAACTTCAAATAGCATATCAAGCATTTTACTCCTCCATTTTTTCGATCTCAATTTCCACCCGGGGGTTCTTCCGATCAAGATCCACCCGGCTGCCATCGTGGGCGGCGACGATCTTGCTGTTGTCGTCCTCCAGCACGCGGGCTTTAACCAGAATGTCCGTTGTAGCCTCGATGAGGTTTGCCAGATCGACCCGGCGGGCGGTTTTCATGTAGTACACGCACCTCACGTTCACACGGGCAGAGATTGGGCTACGTGGCCTTTTGATTTGTCGCAGGCAGTCCGTCTCATAATCCACATAAACCTTGCTGGGGGCCACGAATGGGGTCCCGGAGCGTGTGCGGAGAATGCGTGCGGAATTTTTCTTGGTGCGTGGGTCGCCGTAGAGGGTCAGCTTCATCTGCCTTCCTCCACATAGTACCAGCTTTGGGGCGGGCGTTCGATTCCGAATGCTTCTCCCCGGCAAATTAGCTTTTCCGCGTCCCATCTGCGGCAGGTGCAACAGTCTCCGCGATGCGTACAGGGTTGTATCGCCCAGAAATCTTTAAGCTTTACTGGCTTATCATAAATTTTCAGGTCAGAAATGTGCCAGCCGTATCCGTCACCGCCCTTGAGATACTTTTTAGCCTGCGTTTCGGTCAAGCAAGCCGCTTGAAGCAGTGCATCTGCCGGTTTATACCACCCGTCCAATGTCAAAATGTTTATGTCCATCATCGTTCCGATGTGGACGAGCTTGTCGATTTTTTCACAGGTGAACTGGCCAATTACTCTGCCGTCCATTTTCTGCACGCCCGCCTTGGGCAATTTCATGACCAAGCCATCGTGACCGGTGCAGTAGATGTACGCCTTGAACGGTGTTTCCAGTGTCGGGCGATTCTTGCGCACCTCCACGGTTTTCATCCCGCTCCAAATCAGCTTGCACCAGTTGGGCCGAATGCTCAAAAGGACTGCTTTCATAGTTTCCCTCCAATCAGGTCGTCACGGTTTTCATTTTTACCCCCACTGTTTAGCCATTGCTTTTGCAATGCCTGGAAAAGTTTTGCTACGTTCTTTTGAGTGGCCGCGTCCCATCCAATGATTCTTTTCTCGCAATTTTGGTGGCAACGTCGTCATGTAGTCGTACACGTTGTCAGTTTCCTCAAGGATAGGAAGATTTTTAATCCACAGGCAAGTTTTCTTTTGCTCCGGGTGTCCAAACTGCCAAGGATTGATAATCTGATCCGGCTTTCGGTATAGCGTAGACATCACGCACACAGGATTTTCAACCGCTATATGCGGGACATCCGCTTCAATAAATTTCATAAAGAATGCAGCAGCTTCATAGCGTAAGCTGAGTGGTTTTTTCCCCTCCGTGAACCACCGCGCACCAGAAACAGCTAGGTGTGTGCAAGGCGGGTGTGCAATGAGCAAGTCCCACTTGCCAACGTCATGCGTTACGCCGTCCATCGTCACGACTTGCCCCCCCCCTCCAGAGCCTTGAGCGCATCTCCGAGAATATGCCATTCAGGATGCCCGCCGGACGGCTCCTGAATGTCGCAGGAGTAGGCTTCGTGACCCTTGGCGCGGAACGCCTTGCACACTTCCTGCGATTCCTCGCAGGCAATCAGCACTTTCACCGTTTTCTTCCTCCCATCCATCCTTCTTTGTTGAAATCGTTACGGCTGATGCGCTCCGCGGCGTGCTGGGCGTTGGTGCAGATCAATTCTGCCTTGTGCTGCGTTCTCCACTCTGCAAAGCGCGGGCAGGTGTCGTGGCAGGCCGTGTGCCGCTCCGGGCAGTCCTTACATGTCGGGTTCGTCATGGGGATTCGACCTCCATTCTTTTTGCCTGAATATCCGTATACTCTGGGTAGTGGTCGCCCGCCATCTGGCAGGCCCTGAATTCTGCCGCCTGCGGACTGGATGCCGTCATGCGGTAGGTGAGTGCTGCATCTCCAACCGGGCCACTGCACTCAAGGATCACTTTGTATCGGGGCATTCTCTTCCTCCTTTTTTCGCTTCTCGAGCCACTTCATGGTGCGGTCCGGTGCGTCCCTCATGAAATCCCTGGCCTTTTCGGCTTCCTCCGGCGGGCGGGAAACGTACCGCACCGGGTTGCGCTGGAACGCAGGGGCTTTTTGCCGCTCCTTGTCCCGCGAGATCCAGCAGGATGCAGCTGCCTTCCAGCTCTTCATGGGGTTCTTACCCACCTTCCACCCGTTGGACGTGTAGAAGTCCATGAACCGCTGCGCCTGCTCATCTGAGCCGCCCTTCTCGGCAAAATACGCCTTGACCTCCACATCATCCGGCGGATGGAAACGGTTCGATTTTGCTTGGGAGGGTGTAGTAGACGCGTCAGCGTCTCCATCTCTCTCTAATACGTCAGTATTAGATTTGTACTTTGTACTTTGTACTTTGTACTTTGGTGCCCCATGGGTTTCGTTGGGTTTCTCAGAAAACCCATGGGTTTCGTTGGGTTCTTTTGGCTTTTTCGGTCTACCGCCTTTACTGCCGTTCGTGTGCTGCGCGTCAATTTTGCGTTTATACGTTTTAATATTTTCGTTCATGAACGGGCGTAGTGCTTCAAATGCCATGCGTTCGATGGGTTGCATCTCTTCCGGCTCCCGATTCAGCTCCACATACTGCCGCATCTGGGTGACAACGTTTTTGTACTGTTCCGGCGGGAGGATATCCAGAATGACGAACTTGTCAAACGGAATCATCAAAGCCTTTGGCCTTACTTCCTCTTCCATGCTCCACCTCCTTCCTTTTGAGCGCCCGTAACGTCAGATAGCACATCGCTTTGCCAGTTATCAGAACGACAGGTCGCCGTCGTCGGTGATCTCGGCAAAGTCGTCCGGCTCGCCCTGCGCGTAACCGGCCTGCGGTGCGCTGTGAGAGGCGTTTGCCTGCTGTGCATAACTTTGCGTCTGCTGCTCAAAACTCCGTGCAGCGGACTTCCCCGCCGCCTTTGCGCCCGCAAAGCTCACATTGTTCGCAACGACCTCGAAAGCGGTACGGTTGTTGCCGTTCTTGTCCTGATACTGGCGGGTCTGGATGCTGCCGTCGATGGCAATCAGGCTGCCCTTCTGGAAATACTTGCAGACGAACTCGGCAGTCTGCCGCCATGCGACAATGTCAATAAAATCGGCCTTGCGCTCCTCTCCCTGGCGGACATAGCTGCGGTCGCAGGCGATACGGAAACGGCACACGCTGGTGCCCTGCGTGGTGGTCTTGAGTTCCGGGTCCGCCACAAGGCGGCCAATGATGGCTACAACGTTAAGCATGCATCAATCCTCCATCGGGGCTTCGTAAGATTCACAGTCAACATTTGCACCCATGAGGACCTCCGGGCACTCCGCACGAGCAAAATAAGCGGCTGCGCGATACTTGAGCATCATCTCGGTCATCTTGGGCCAGAAGCTGTTGGGCTTGTCCCACCACCCGGAATCCTTTGCCATTTTGACTGTGACCTTCGGCCCCTCGATTTTCTCACCGGTGACCTTGTCCACACCGATCAGGCGGCATCCCCAGTTGTCCTTGCCTTCCTCGCCCTCCATGCGGTAGCGGGTGCGACCGGCAAACTGTCCGGAATTATCAATCAGGGCTTTGCAGCTCTTGCCGCTCCAGGACGGATTACCCCGCACGACATACAGATTCTGCATGACGAAGGTCGGGTCCATGCCCATTCTGGCCGCCATGTTGCAGGCAACGGCACAGGCAGCGACGTTGCCTTTATAGCTCTGCGGAACCATGCCGTCCGGAAGCTGAGCGTATGCTTTTCCCATGCTGCAAGCAAGCTTCCAACTGCTGATTGCAGCGCTCGCGTTGAAGTTCTGAATAGTGGTTTCTTCTGAAATTGCCTGGGGGATAGCATTTTCATGCACCTGCGCAGGCTGTTGCTGTTCGACAATGATTGGTTTGGCAGCGGTATCAGGCATGGTGGATTTCCTCCTCTGTGAATTTGATTTGAATGATATTTGCAAAGCGCTTGATCGCATCCAGATCCGACTTTGTGCAGTGAAAAACAATTTTGCGGTCGCGCGGCTCTTCGTGCTCGGTAAAGCTCATAAATTCGCCGTCATTGTATTCGTCAGGGTCAAAGTCGAACTTTTCCATGGGGTCTTTGAAGGACACAGACGGCTTTACAAGGTTTATCACATTCGGATTCTGCTGGGGCCCCTTGTAGTTGTCTGGCAAGCCATTGATGACTGCCTCATGCAGCAGGGTACGGTACTCATTCCCGTAACAAAAATCAATGCTTTCGTACGGTTCAGGCATGACCTCCGCGCCGCCCGCTGCGTGGATGATGTCAATATCGCACATCATCCTTCCGACCATCCTGTAAATGTTGTCAATTACGGCTCGGCTGAAAGTATCGTCCATGTACCCTTTTTCGGCGAACGTCGTGAAAAAGGACACTGCGTGGTTGATCTCGCTTGCGAGGTCATTTCCGGCATTGATGAGCCGGAACGTCATGTGCTGCGGGCCGACATAGTAGTAAATACCCTCGGCCTTGTTGGAAAGGTCTTTGACGCGTTCCCTCTTGGTCATACGCTTCATGCGTTCTTTCTGCATAAATATTCACCTCGAATAGATCAGGTTGCCCAGGGCGTCCTTGACGTCGATCTGGCTGTATTCGCCGGTCTGGATCTGCTCATCTGCCCAGTGCTGGGCGTCCACGCTGGCCTTGACCGGCTCGCCCTCAAAGCATTGCACGTCAATGCTGCAGTGCTCTTTGCGGTGTCCGTAGCAATAGTAAAATGCCACGTCATGCATTGTAAAAACCTCCTGTTTGTGATATCTTTGTGGTGATGGAGGTCTGGAACCCCGTCACCTTGTGGTCTGTCCGTGCTGGAACACACTGGCAGGCTGCTTCTTTTTGCGCTTGCGGCGCTGCGGCAGGCTGTCCACCTCACTTCTGGGAATGCGTTCCCGCCGGATGGTGTACTTGACGTGTCAGCTTCCGTCGTGCAGCCAGTGGCTCACTGCACTGGCGAAGCTGCCGGAGCTGGAATACCCCAGCCGTCGGGCGCACATTGCCGCCGTGCCGGATGCTACCAGATCTCCGGTCTTGGCATCCCAGACGGTGTACCACATGACATGGTGGACAGTGTCAGGCATACGTGACCTCCCCGGACTCCTCTTGCAGCATCTCCAGCACGTTGTCCATTTCTTCGGCGCACATCTCCCAGACGTTTGCCCGTGCGGAGTATCCGGCCCGGACAACAATGTCATCTGAGGCTTCGGCTTCTCGCCTGCAGCGTTCGGCAAGCCGCGTGTAGGATTTGACTTTGCCCTCAACGTACTCTTTGGCCGTCATCATGCCCCACGCTCCTGATTCTCCGGGTATTCCGGGTTGCGGGCGTGGGCACGGTTGATCTTGCCGTACTTGCGCCGCTTTGCGGCTCTCTCCCTGTCCTCTGCGGCAAAGCCCAGACGAGCCAGCAGAACAGCGGCCAAAATCAGCGCCAGCGACACCGCAAACAGCGTGCCGGAGATGTATCCAGTGGTCTGCGCGGTGCCCTCTGCGCCCATAGCTGTGCCCATTCCAACGCCGCCAAAAACGACAGCCAACCAGTAGTAAGTAGTAGATTTGAGTTTCATTCTTTCGGATCCTCCTTTGTATAAACCTTTTCGAGCTTGTAAAAATCCTTCACCCACGCCATAAATCCGGCACGGGAGATCAGCGGAGCCGCACTCTTGGTGTCAATGGATGGCACCGCCCATGCCGGGAAGCTGCCAGCCTGAATCATACCGGTAAAGATCGGCTCGCTCACTGAAATGTTGTTATCACGCATGATCTGGCAGCACTCTGCGATTCCCATGCTCGGCTTCATTATCGTCCACCTCCTTTTTTGTTCTCAGCTGCCGTTTCAGCCGGATATGCTCCAACCGCTCCGGCTGCCTTGCATCCCAGTGCTGTTCAAGCCAACGCTTGTTGTAGTGCTTCTTCACGGTGCAGCCTCCACAAACTCGCCGTTTTTGAGGGTATAGTAAACGCTTTCTTTGATGGCAGAACCGTCTACGCGGGACATTTTGGCGCAGATCATGTGACCGTCATCATCGTACTCGGTCAGCACCAGATAGCAGCCCAGTGCGCCGCACGCCTTACCGCAAGCACCGTTTACAACGGCAATGCTATCTTTTCCGTCTGCTTTTGCGTTGCAATAAGCCCCAGTGGCTGCCGCCGTGCTGTAATCGCCGCTGGAACCCGCCGTGCTGTAATCGCCGCTGGAGCCCGCCGTGCTGTAATCGCCGCTGGAACCCGCCGTGCTGGAATAGCCGCTGGAACCCGCCGTGCTGTAATCGCCGCTGGAACCCGCCGTGCTGGAATAGCCGCTGGAACCCGCCGTGCTGTAACGGCCGCTGGAACCCGCCGTGCTGTAACGGCCGCTGGAACCCGCCGTGCTGT